TTATAATTAGCCACTTGCTATAAAAATCAAAACATTTTCTCTATATTACCTCTTTTTACCTCTTAAAGCATTAGATCGTTGTGCTTGTTCTCGTTGTTTTTCATATTCTTCATTTTCAATTTCTGCATAAGCAGCCCAACCTATCATCTCTTCAATAGTAAGAGTTTGACATAATTCAGCCACAGTTTTATGTAACTGTTTAGCTAAACGATATATAAACTGCCAATCTTTATTAGCTTTTTAAATCGGCTTTAGCCTCTGCAACCTCCTTATCAGCACCAGCATTAACCATTGCAAGTTGTATTTCCTCAAGAACAGAAGCTTCGATCTCTCTTCTCAATGAAGCTTTATCTCCATCTTGAAAAAGCCTTACACTATCTTTGTCTAATGATTTTTCTATCATCATCTGTAAAGCATAGTCATTTACATCATCAGAGTTTGATTTTTTTTGTATTGCTTCTCTTTCTGCAATAGTTAAAGGATGCCAATAGACAGTAAGAATAATCTCATTGTCTTGTTTAATATCATGTTTGTAAAGTTGAGAAACTCCAAACTTGTTTTTGAGTAGGTCTACTGCTCTTGTCATATCAAAATTATATTACTTTACTATATTAAGCGTTAGCGGTAAATTGGCAAGATATTAAGCCAAGAAAATGTGAAGAGTCATCTAATTCAATAGGAGCAGGGCCAACAATATCCAACACTCTAGGATCACAACTGAAAGTATCAGTATAGTTAGAAGCATTAACAGAAGTGAGTCCATCAATAACAGCTTCTCCTAATGCAGATAAAGTTGAACTACCTTTTCCTCTGGGAACATAAATATTACATTGAATAACACCAGAATAAAAATCTTGTGATGCTCCTTGTGTTTGTGTTGTTGCCTGTGCAAAATCAACTGACATGACAATATATTTTTTAGTTTTACCTGGTGTTTTATAAACCATATTGTCATAAACCATTTCAACAGTATTATCTGCTGCTGCAACTGCGTCTGTTACTGCTTTTTCAAAAGCTGCTCTGGTGTTAACTAAAGTCATGGAGTTTCGTAATCAACAAATACAGAACTAGGATCACTAAATTGACCAATACCGCCTCCTGTAAATCTAACATTATCAGATTTACCTCTAACACCAGTACCAAAAGCAGCAATACCTAGTTTTGGTTTATCTGTAAATATTTGATTTATTAAATTTCTTAAATCGCCTTGAACATATTGGGGTATTTTGCTTCTTGGAGAAGCTAAAGCTCTAGCAGCATACTGTGATCTATTACCAATAAATACTTTAGAAAAAGGTTTAAATGTAGGTATTGAATTTATAAATCTAGGTTCTACTTTTGCTTGAGGGGATCTAGCACCCCTTCTTGTCGGCTTAATATTACTCCACGGTGCAATAGATTCTCTAGGTTCATCGGGTCTGGGTCTTTGAGTACTCGCAGTCCAGCTTGAAGCAAAAAAGCCTGTATCTACAGGACTATTCTCTTCTGTAGATAAATCAGTTACTACAGCACGAACAAGAGTATTCAAATCACGTTCTAAATTTCCTTCTAAATCTGGAATAATATTATTGATAGCTCTTGCTGTAGCCATTAGAACCTCACCAATATTGTAAACAGATAAGTCTGCCCACCTTGTCTTGTATCTATATTAACTATCTGTGCCACCCTTGTAGATCCAGCATAAGTTAATGTAATTTCATCATCAAAACTAGGTTGATTATCGTCAATTAGATCAGGTGTTATATAAACTTTCGCCTCTCTTCTTTCCCTACCATCATCTTCTGTAGAAATCACAAACTCAACAGGAGCATCAAAACTATAAGTTGTATCGCTTGTAGAATATGCACCCGTAGCTGTGTTATAAGTACCAGATGCTTTTCTTGTATAAACAATAGAAGAATCGAAAGAAGCTCCCAAATCAGCGACAACTTGTTTTGCTACTTCTTTAAATAATGAATCTAATTGACCTGCCATTATCCTCTAACCACCCTTAACTGAAAACTACCAGCACCACCTAGTACATAAGCTCCTAAATAACTTTGTAACCACGGGTAAACATCAAATACATTATTAACAGCACCACTTCCCTGACTATCAGTATTGTATTTAACCTGTATATCTCCTAACTTCACTTCAGAAAAATTACCATCAGTTCCACTACTCCCAATAATTGCATCAGTATCATTTGCTAATGCAAATGCTAATTCAAACTGTGCATATTTAATATTTTGAGGAATTAAAGTACAAGCCAACTCAACTCCATCTACCTGATAATTAGTTCTAGGAAATTTTAATGCCTGTCCATCGTCACATCTATCTCCGTAATAAACCAAAGTATCAATCCATCTAGTCGCTGCTATAAGTGCTCTATTCTTTTTATCATCAGCTTTATTATCCCATTGAGTAGAACTTGGAACAGTCTCAAAATATGAGTCTGCTTCAGCTAATGTGACATAACTATTAGCATTAGCTCCTTTTATTGTTGCATCTATAGTTGCTGCCACGATTATTTAGTAATTTAGTTTTATTGTAGCGTAAAGAAAAAACCCCACCAATAATTGATGAGGTTTTATGACCACTAATTTAACTTTAGATTATAAAGTTGAAGTATCAAGTGGTGTGTTAACTGTTAACTGAACAATAGGAATTAGATCAGCGTCATATGTTAATGCCCACTTACCAGAAGCTCCTAAGTTGGAGTTTGTTGGGTTGTCAGAAGCATCATTCCACTTAGTACCCATGATGTGATAAGTACTGTGATAGTCAACTGAAAGTACATCCTGCTTAGAAAGTACGTTGCGATCAGCTTCAATTGCTAAATCCTGCTGTACACCTTCAAGAACTGTTCCTGACTTGATTAAGTAGCAGTAGAATTCTTTCTGATGTCCACTTGAACCAGGAACTACAGAGTTAACTGAAGAATCAACAACTACATTCATTCCTGCAAATTGGCCTACTTGTCTATCAGTAACGCCAACACCACCGCCACCCCATTGGATGCCAGTTCCAGTTGATAATGCAGTTGTAGAGAATGTCAACATACCAACCTGATATAGGTAGTAAGCAACAGAAGGATGAACTACGATTGTATCTAGTTCTTCGCCTCTTTCTCCAAGAAGTGATCTTCCTCTAGCAACTGTAGCTGCTGTTAAGAAGTTAGCTTCAGCAGCACCAGTACCAGCTTTTGCTACATCAAGAGCATTAGCAGATAAAGCTGAACCGAATAAACCATGAAGATGGAAAAACAAACGTGTTGAATTTAGTTTGTTTATTGCATCTGCAAGCTGATCTCTGATGTGACCCATTGGATCTTCACCAGCAGCTAATACAGCTACATCATCTACAGCATACGCAAAACCTCTATGACAGATAGTTGCGATCTGTGTTCCTGTACCAATTTTCTGTGGTGTTAAGTAACCACCATTGCTAGTACCCCATGTAGCAGTACCATCAATGATTTCTTCAGTTGGTGAGACAGGATTGAATTCTGGAACTTGTATTCTTGTTCCACCTTCTCTTGAATCAAGAAGTGGGTTACGAACTACAGCACCAGACTGTATAAACGCACTACGTTCTTTAATTGCTTCAGAAACGTAAGCAGCGAAATTATTTCTCTTAACGATATCCGCTAGTAGGACACCGCCAGAATAATTCTGAAACGGAGCAGCCATTCAGATTTACCTTTTTAAGTTTTGCGATACCCTAATCACAGATAAGGGGGTCAATTTCACAGAAATTAACTATTTAGTTTGAGCCTCTTGCTTGAGCACAGCCGCAAGGTCGGGGTTCTGATCCAATAGTACCATTTGTTGAGTGACATTGCCTGTTTTCCAAGGATTTGTCTGTCCTCCACCAACATTACTTGTTGGAGTAGGTTTTGCTCCCATACCAGCAGCACTACTAGGTTTAAAATGATGTTCCCAACCACTACCAGGGTTTTTGAGACTTGTAAGATAAGCACCTAAATCTTGCTCAACTCCACCATTAAGAACAACAACCTTACCATCAGCATTTTTTTGTAACTTTCCTTGTAACAATGACAGAGTTTGTTCTGCGTTTATTGCTCCAAGATTACTAATAGCTGCTAATGCTGTTGTTTTAGTAGAAGCTACCTCATTAGAAGTTTTCATTTCTTCTAACTGTTGAGATAAAGTCATTATCTTCTGTTCTTTTTCTTGTGCTGTTTTGTTAGCTTCTTCCCACAATGTTTTCCATTGTCCTTGATCTTCTAATTCTTGTTTTCTTTGTTCGTCTTTTTGTTTATAAACATCATCTAATTTAGTTTTGATGCCTTTAAATTTTTCTTGTGCTTCAGTAGCTTCTTTTCGTGCAGCAGCTATTTGTGCTTCATATTCTGCTTTTACAGAATCTAAATTTGGGGCTGTTGGTTGTGAAGGAGTTTCAGCCACAGGCTGTTCAGCAGGAGTCACAGACTCAGGCTGAATTACTTTTTCTTCGATCATAATTAATTTTCAGTTGTTGTTGTAATAGTTTTCTTTTTAGATGACTTTGTTACTGATTTTGTTTCAGTTGATTTGCCAAGGTCTGGTTGAAATTCAACCATCTCCCATCTAAAAGAGCCATCGGATTGCTCAACTTTTTCTAAAGTTTTTGCCATAGTAATTTATGTACTTGCTTCTTAGTTTACCAAACTATTCAGATTTGACCTCATTAGCTGAAGGTAACACTTCTCCCTGTACTAAAATATCTCTAAACTCTTCTCTATCAATAACTTGTTGATCAAATAATGATGTTAAAGCTGTAATATCCTGTCCAATTAATCTTTCAATATCGAAATCTCTACTAATTTTTACTTCTGGTGGTTCAATACCTACATAATCAGCAGATAAGTTAAATGCTTTCTGTAGTTTTTGCTCTAATTCCATTGAAACCATTGCAAGCATAGAATTAGTATCTACTCTGTCTAATCTTCTAGCATCAGCACTTTCAGCTACAAACTTTTGTTGGGACAGCGTACTAATACCAAGAGTAGCCATTTGCATTTGTAATTCTCTTATCTCAGCAGATTGAGCTTCAAATGCACTACTAGCTGGCTCTACATAGTAAACTTTATTTCCTGGTTGGGTTGCCATTGCATAATTAACAGATATAGCAACATCTTTTGTCTGATCATCATATCCTTCCATTACTAACATTGGTTGAGATGCAACGTGCAAACTATGAATCAAATCTGCCTGTCTTTGGAAATGTGCAAGATTTAAATATGCAATATCTAGTAAAGGTGGTTTGCTTACTAAATTATCTGTTTTACCAGAATAAATAGTAACTAATGGTATTTCTCCTAAAGAAAATTCTCCTGATTCTACTAATTTAAAATCTTTTTCAGCAGTTGAAGCATCAAACTCTCCAGCATAAGAATTATCTGCAACATCATACATTTCATCAATCTGATCTTTTTTACGAAATAATCTATATTTTCCAGGTTCTATTACTCTAATTTGATCATATACTTTTTCTCCAAATGCACCATCAGGTAAAACTGCTTTTTCTGCAATTCTAGCCTGTATAAGATTTCCATAATTTGATTCTCTATCTAATCTCCAACCATAAAGATTTGTAGGATCTATTTCGATCCAATAAGGTCTACGATTTTGTTCTCTTTCTTCTGCAAGTGTTAAAGCACCAGATGGAGCAGGATAATCAACAAGAATATGACTTTGACCATAAGTCAGAGAACACATCAATATTCTTCTTGCATATTCATCTAAATCTGATTTACAGCCATCAACATCCATTTTGAACATTTCAGTCCAATAAGGATCTCCAGATAAAGCGATAGGTTTTCTGAGAACTAAACCTGTTGCTGCTCTTATTAATCTTTGAGTAAAAGGACTAAAAACAGCACGATTTACTCTAGCCATATAAGCTGTATAATCTTCTCTTGGCTCTAACGGAAGAAACGCTTCACTATTTTCTCTTAAATATTCTGTTCCTTCACTAACAGCTTTCATTATTTCCCATCCTTTCATCATATCCAGCACGGCTCTGGTACGAGTAAAAGGACTATCACCACCACCTACAGTTGTAGAGGTGACAATATTTGTTCTAATTTGACCTGGGATTGCATAAGTCATTGATTAACACCTCCATCTTTTTAATGCTAACGCTTTTCTAGTTGGTCTACCTTTTTTATCTTTTAATGGCCCTGGCATCCCAGACATACGAGCACAAAATGATTTTCTCCTAGCTGCTCTTTTACCAGTAGGATTCTTTTCAGTAACAGGTGCTTGTAAATTACTTCCTGTGGCACGATTATATTTAGCTCTTCCTTTTGCAGTCAGCCCACCTTTCTTAGACTTTTCGCCTCTTCCAACTGATAAACTGACTCCTTTTTTGCGTGGCATTATTTTCCTACCTTCGCCTGTGCTTTTTTATGGGCTTGGGTAAAAGTATCCCCTGCTCTCATTCGCCTTTTCATAAACTCCATATGCTTATCGCTATGGTGTTCAGAATGTTCTTTTAGTTTATTTTTTTGACGGGTAGTGAGTTTCACTTCTTTTTCCTCTTTTTCTTTTTAGCATTTAGTTTTTTTAAGTCAGCACCAGTAATCTTATCCCGTGGTGGAGCAACAGCAGCAAGTTTGCGTTGCTTCGCTGAGTAAGATCCTTTAGGCATTACGCAGCAGAAGTAATAGCACCAGTAGTTTGGAAACTAACTGAAACTGTAGAAATATCTCCAACAGTTGAAGATAAACTTGTTCCTGTAACAATTCCGTTAAAAGTTACTTTTTTACTGGTTGAAGTATCTAAAAATAGTTCAAATTGTGCATCACCAGCATCTTCTGTTGTAAATACATCTGCAAGAAGATTAGCTGTTTCATCTCCACTAGCTGCTGTATATAAGAAATCAACAGTACCAGATCCAGAAATTAAAGATCCTACATACTTTCTTGATGTATCTCCATGAGCAGTACACTCTAAAGTGTCCTTTGTTGTATCAAGTGTCCAAGCTGTAGTTGAAGTAATTGCTGCTACAGAGCCAGATCCGTTTATAAATTTAACAGAACCTTCTTCGCCACGAAAAAATGCCATGATTCAATGAAAAAAGAGTATTTATAGATAGTTTAACTTGTTGTTGACTTTTTTACAGTACCTTTCTTGCTATTTAGCAAATATTGTTGACATCTGTTATCCCATAATGCAGGATTGCGTTTGCCTTTGACTGCTTCAATAGCATCAAGCATTTCATCAGTAATCTCAATCATTTCTTTTTTTTAGTAGTTTTTTTACGCCTATGTTGATAGGTTATCTTCTTTTTACCAGTTTTTTCACGTTTAAACCTCTCTTTCTCACTTTTCGTCATCTCTCCTACAGTCTTAGGTGTCTTACTTGATACACGTTTGCTAGGCCGACAGGCAGGATAACCACGTTTTTCACCTTTAGAGCGACCACAAGGTTTACCAGTTTTTACATCAACCCAATTTT